TCTACATCCGCACACTTGTGCGCACACCATGCGCTGTGCATACACTCAGCTTGGTTGCAGCAGTGGCGCGGTCACGTTCGGTATGTTGGGTCATCCGAGCAGTTGAGAGCGGGCGCTGACTGCAACCACTACGAGGTAAGGCATGAACAAGCGCAAGCCAACGGTCACGCGCAGTAAGAAAGCAGAGTGGGCCTGGGAACATCTCGAAGAGGTCAACCGCGAGCGCGATCTATTAGTACGAGCGTTGTCGCTGCACTACCCATCGCATCTGAGCGACTACAGCAGCTCGCGCACGAAGCGTCAAGTCGTCTGCATCCACACGCCAGCCGGTCAGATAGCATGGACGGTCCCTGACGACCTTCTAGACAGCTATAAGCACCTCCAGCACACCGCCAACGACTGGGATAAGCATAAGACCGCAGACCGCATCGAGCGCCTTGCACGCCTTGTGAAATAACCGCTTGACAAACGGTATGACGTCGTATTATCGTGTCTGACATGCCGAGGCCGCACCCCACTAACGAGCTTGAAATGGTCAGCGTGAGAGTCAGGAGCACGGATGTTCAAATCCTCGATGCCAAAGCCAAGCGTCAGGACTGCACCCTATCAGATGTGTTGCGTCAAATAATTGGCAAGGCTGCTAGGGCTGAACAGAGGCGGCTTCCTGACCGTTTAGAGGTGAGCAAGTGAAGCGCCAGCTCTCAGATTACCGCGCTCGCGCTGAACAGGCTTTAGGACGCCCCCTGACTCGGCTAGAGCACGTCCACCATCACTCAAGCACCCAATTGGTCATCTGCAGCCAGGCTTACCATATGTGGCTCCACGAGCGTATGCGAGCCAAAGGCGTAAAGACGGACAAGCCTATCAACTTCATCATCCGGGACGTGCCAGATGACTTCTGGCGTCAGTTTAAAAGCCGAGCTGCCTTAGAAGGGCTCACCTTGAAAAAGGCGGTATTTGCCGCCATCAAGTTGTGGATGCTCACGGGGCGGACGGGAGAGGTCTAATGGCGATAAAAACTCAGAACGTGGCCCGCTACACACTCACGCTCTACGTAGACCGTCCATTGATCTACTTCAATGACGCTGGCGACGAGGAAACATTCCCAGTTGACGTGATGGAAGACCTTGAGTTTTCGACCGAGATGAAGCGCCAATTAGAGCGCGAAGTGCTTCAGGCGCTCAAGAAGCTCGACGGCGACTGCGATTGCGAAGTCATTGAGACGGAAATTGTCACCGAAGACGTGTAGGACGGGAGAGGTCTAATGGGATACGACGTAAAGTGCGAACTGCTCGCGGTGGACTTCCTGGATGATGAGCCTCCTGAGCTACAGACCGAAAAGAACGTCGAGCGGCTTGCGCAGGTCATTCAGGATGCGATTGAGTCCGAGATATTGGACATGCAGGAGCAGCGAAAGCGAGCAGTCTAATGGCTATGCGTGTCAGTTTGACCTTGCCTAGCGATTGTCCAACCTGCGATGGCTATTGCCTCTGTGCGGATGATGCGCCCTATTGCCCCTCCTGCGCCCGCGAGAAGCGCCTACAGGACTACAAGGAGAAGCTGATGCTCAACATCTCAGACCTGCTCTTAGCTGCTCCGAAGCCGCCTCTGATGGCTCCTGAGCCCATCGTGGAGCGGTCTACGTCCTATCTGGTGCGCCTCCGCGACAAACACACGGGGCAATCCTTTGAAGCCGCCTTCAATTCCATGACGGAGCGCAATCTCTACATCTTTGAAACCGAACATTGGGCCGAAGTCGAAAGCGAGTGGACGCGCTAATGAGAGACTTTATCGCTTCATATTGGAGCCAAATTTTGGGAATCATCTGGCTCATTGGAGTGATGTTTTGGCCTGAGACAAAGCGGCTGCCACAGCAATGTAATTGCATCCTTGAATTGTGCATATCCTCTGACAATAAGGATAAGAGTTGACTAGGAACTCTCACACACTCAGCCTCAGACTGGCGGAACAAATTATCCTGATTCTCAGAGATAGCGGAGCCACGCAGATGGAACAAATGGCTGCTCTAGCCGTAGCTCGTGAGTTAGTTACTGTATCTGATAGTTCACTCGTTGAAGCGGAGGACGACAAGTGATGCGCTCTGTCCGCGAACTCCTCGACGAAGCTAACCGCTACAGTCTTGATCACCCGCGCATCTCACGGATCGATCCAGACGTGACACGCGATGGCGTGCCGAAATGGACGATCACATTTGACGATGGGCGTCAGGGAAGCACGGTCAAGCGGTCGCTGGCGGAAACCTGCTACGAGCTGCAAGAACGCTTTGTGCCAGTCACGATCACACGCTCCAAGATGGGCTATGGCTGGGCACTGGTGAGCATTGAACAAGCGGGGGACGTATGAGAAGCAACTGGCGCGAAGCGACCGAACACGAAGCCTCACCTGAACAAGTGGCCTTTCGTGAGGCTGAATATGATCGCATCTGCCCTCGCTGGCGTGCCTTCAAATACGCCACGCATTTCACGATTACACGAGGGATTGGCTTAGACCTCCAACGGCGTCCCTTTGACGGATCGTGGATGTGGGGCGCGGGAGGCGGCTATGAATCACGCTTCTCCTTTGACAGCGCGGTCGTTATGATGAAGCGTATCCAAGCCAGAGGCATTACCGATGCGCATATCGCACCCAATGTCGTCGGCAATAAACCGCCCGATGTCACAGCAATGCAGGTGACAGAAGGAGACATTCAGCCATGAAAGCCGAGCATCAGCGCCGACAATCGAATCGCGATGATGTTGCCGAGTATTTCAAAGCGCACGCGAGCGAATGGGTGCCTGCCTCAGCGCTGGCCGCAGTCGGCGGCATCCTAGCGTGGCGGACGCGCGTCTCCGACTGTCGGCGTCAGCTTGGCATGTTCATTGAGAACAAGCTAGAGCATGTGGACGAACCCGGCGGGACGTTCTACGTCCTCAGTTCCTACCGATACCTGCCGCATGAGCCGATTGGACCGCCAGCCGACGAATACCGTGAAGTCACGCTGTTTAACCTCTCAGATAGACAGGAACGACGTTGACTGAAGCGCAAGTCATTACGCTCCTTCAAGACGTTCACGCAATCGGCGAGTTGCTGGCGATGATCTGGTTATTTCAAGTTTTATCGCTACTTCTCTGGATTTGGTTGCGCCGATGATTGAACGCTTTGCTTATAGCCGTAGCAAACTTGCATACGGTGTGTTGCATCGCGTGAGCGGCGATGAGACGCATGGCTACCTTCACGCTGCCTGCTCACAACGTAAGATACTTGATGCCGTTGAAATCACTCGCCTGGAACAGCTTCGCCACATAAGACTCTGTGCTAAGTGTTTTAGGTCAAGAAGGTAATGGGCGCTAAAGAGGATCGAGAGGCGTGGACGAAGAAGGTCACACGAGATGAAATGGCCGCGAGCGTGAAGCGTTCCAAATACAACGCTCAGAAGACAGACATCCACGGCAAGCGGTTCGATAGTGCGAAAGAGGCCAAACGTTACCTCGAATTAGCCATGCTCCAAGCCGCGAAGCAAATCAGCTACTTGCGCCTCCAGGTTCCCTTCAAGATGTTCGTGAATGACATCCACGTCGGCACGTATCTCGCGGATTTTGTCTATCTGGACGCGGCAGGAAAAGAGGTCATCGAAGATGTCAAGAGCAAGGCCACAGCCACGCCAGTGTATCGGCTCAAAAAACGGATCATCGAAGCCCTCTATTCAGTCACAATCACCGAGATTTGACGACATCACGAACGATCAGACCTATCTCCTACAACCGTGGCATCACGGCGAACCTCACGACAGTTGGTGGCTCAATAAAGATCGCGCGCAATTCAGCGAACAAGCGCGATCTGAGCGCCTTCGCATCTGTAACTCCGCGATGGCTCGGCGGATCAGCCGCGCTGAACGGTAGTCCCTATTTGACTTTGACGCCAGAGGCCGGAGATGGCTGCTTCAAGGTGAATCCACAGGTCGTCGGCAACGGCGCGGCGCATCCGCCTGGCGCTGATTCGGTCGGAATCGCAGTCGGGTTGACGGCCGTCACGCCGACGGTATGCGGCCCGAGCGTTGGCACCGCGAACTGACAACTCGTGACGTTCCCCACCGTGATCATCAGCGTGCCGTCGAGATAGCAATTGTAACTGGTGACGCCTGTATCGGGGCTCGCCGTCCACGTTGCCGTGAGTGTATACGGGAGGCTCTGCGCCTCAATGACAACAACCGCCGGCCACGGGATCGACGTCGGTGGAACGACGGTCGCACAGGCGACGATCACACCGAACACAGCTAAACCAATCCATCGCATCGTTTTCATGTCATCTTCCTTCACGCAGCGTTTGGCCCACGATAGAACTTCTTCGAGAAGAACCTGAACCTCGGATAGTCCCGCAGGCGATGCCACGCTAATCGCCGCTCCACCACGATTGCTTCTGCTCTCCGCTTTGAATCTAAATCCACGAGCTGCTCTTGTGCGCGATTAGCGTCGAGAGCATAGGCGGGCGTGCCGTTATTCCCGAAGGGATAGCGCTCAGTGAACCACGCGACAAGTCGCTTGGCTTCGTCCGTCATGCTTCACATTACGGCTTGGTCCATGTGCGGCCATCCGGCGACAGCACCCAGCCATCTGCTATAAGCTGCGCAGAGGCATCCACGATGTTGACGTTGGAGCTGTTGCGCAGGTCCGCGCGAAAGTCATCTTCCGTCTTGCCTGGATTCTGAGCTGTCCAGATGCCCTTGAGTTTTTCATACGCGGCGAGCGCGAGCGTAACATCGTTTAGAATGCCGGGCACATCAATGGATGCCATTAGAGTCCTACTCCGTTTCTGGCCTGCTGCACGATGGTGAGCACCGAAACCACTAATTGATCGATTTGTCCCACCACACCGGGTGGGAGTGCCTTTTGGACATCGCCCATTGCCGCAAATACCGTATCCAGAATCTGCTGCACGGCGGCACGCTGCGCGGTCAGATCCTTTCCGGCGGCTTTCGCGGCGTTGTAGGCTCCGAGCGCGTTATCGAGGTCAATACCCGCATGGCCGATCTTGAACGTCACAAGCGCGATCTGGTCTACTGTTGGCGTATCCACCAGCAGTTTATGCGTGATCGGATTGGTCACTTGGTTGTGGTTGTAGGTTTGCGCGGCCGTGAAGATTTCGTGGACGGTCATTTCAATCTTCGCGCCGGTGTCCGCTACTGCGGCCACAGCCGTGGGCGGTTTGTTCGCCGCGCAGCCGTGAAGCGCTGGCGTCGAGAGCAGCAGAGCAATCAGGAGTATTCGTTTCATGCTTTCTTTCCTTCCACGGTCATGCTAATAAGTGACCACCAGCCGTCAGGATGAATCACTTGCCAGCGCTTGCCGGCGTCCCACGCTTCATTAGTGGACGTATCGTAGACGCCTAAGACGCGCGTATGGGTATCCACATGTGCGAGCACCACGTAGACTCTCACGGCTTGGCCGCTAACGGATCGACTTGGCCCGCTCTCAGCGGCGCTTGTTCAGGCACCACAGGTGGGTCTTTGACGGGCGGCACGAACGGCGGTTGATGCGTCGATTCATAGATCGTGTGCTGGAGAATGAACACCTTAAAGAAGTCCCCGAAACCGTGAATCAGCACCATCAGGCCCGGAATCACAAAGACGACTTGCCCGCCCGTCTGCGTGTTCCAGTTGTAGACCGTGTGAATCCCCATCGCCACGAATAGCGAGCTGACACCAGCCACGGTCCAATGTGCCCACTTGTCGGCACCTGGGAACGCTTTGACGAACTTGGCATAGACATCCTGCGTCTTGAGCCACTTCTGAATAGCGACAATGGTGGCGGCGCTCGTGAGATAGGGGACAACTTCGGTCGCATCAGATGGGTTGATCATCAGTTAATCCGTAAGCCGTGGCCGCCCAAGTTGACGCCTCCGAGCGCTTGCAACAGGAACAGCAACGCAATGAGCACGAGAAACACGTAGACCACCGTGGCGATCGGATCACCAATGCCAAAGGCTGCCATCAGCGCTCGCGCAGCCCATACGACGACGCAGAAGATCAAGAGCACGATGAGCAAGCTAATCAGTGACATGTTATTCTCCAGTGTTTCCGTTTCCGCTGCCGAGCACGCCGACTAATCCCGCTGGCCCTCCCTGTGGAGGCGTCGTAATGGCCCATGTGCCGTATTCATCGCCTTCTGTTTCGGTCGTTGAGCCGTCAAACTGCGTTTGCGCCGTGATTTCCAGCGCGATGAAATCGAATGGATGCCCAAATCCAGAATCGACTGAGACGCCGAAGTTACCAGCGAACCGAATCAGCACATCGTTGATGCCACCTGACTCGCCGCGGTATTCCTCTGGTGTCTGGTCGATAATCTTTTCGTGATAGAGGCCAGTGTATTTGCCAACGCTGGCGTTCCAGAAATCTGCGAAGTTCTGGCCGTTGAACTGCCACGAGGATTTGCCAGGCCCGCCGTGAAAATAGACCTTTACTCCGGCCGCGACCAGGAGCGGACAGAGCGTATCGCGTAGCAAGGCTACGTCAGCAGGCGAGAGCCATAAGCACGCTTCCCATGCGAGACAGGCCCGCGAAATAGCCCGCGCTTCAATCAGTTTCGGGAGCACGAGCATGATGTTATCAAGCGTGGCCTGACCGTCTCGGATTTGGTCTGAACTTTGAGGTTTGGCCGAGAGGAAGTCATTGGGCCTGAAACCGTCAGCCGCGAGTTCGAGGCACATCGCGACATGCTGGTCAGGCGTCAGGCCGAAGATTTGATCATCGGGCCAGCTTACCAGCACGTCAACAAGCCCGCGATCATGCCAGATCGCTCGGATCTGTTCGCGCCAGTCAGCCGGATAGCGTGAGTAGAACCACGAGAGAATCAGCGATGAATCGGCCGCGCCTCCACGCACAGCCGGTGCGCCTTTGACTCTCACGCCACACATATTCCCGATGTATTCGCGTGGCGCAATCGGTGCGGGTGTCGGCTTGCGTCTGACAAGCGAGAGGAAAGTCGCGGCGCTTTTCACTTGCAGACGCCAATCACACGCGGACCCTCACCGATGACGACAGATGCAAGCTGTCCATCCTGTGAGAAGGTTTCGTTTGGCCCAACTGCGGAGACAAGTGTAATGTCCCCATCGGCGCGAGCGGAGCAGTAGCCACCAGCCGCTTTATAGGCGACATGGCCCGCGTCTAGCGGCACAGCGTCAACGGCGATCCAGCCATCCGGGTCTTTCCCTTGAAACAAACAACGATTCGTCACAAACATGAAATAAACTCCCAACTCACAGACGTGTTGTCCTTCATTCCGAGCTTGTTCCAGACGAACTCGCCGAGATCGATCCCCGCCCCGTTCGTGCCGTGTCCGCTGACGCTGATGCCGCTCTCAGCTTGTGGTCGCGCACCATGAAAGACGTATGCCTGATCGTTCACGTTGAATGGTCCAACATCCATCACGAGCGCAAGGACACATTTACCTGTCAACGGATTTATGATCCGCACGACTTCATCAAGTGCGTCAGCACATGGCAAGGCAACAAACGGGACGAACTTATCCACAATATAGCCGGTGCTCGTCTTGCCTCCTAGCAGTCCTTCTCGCGTTGCTTTCACGGTAATCATTTGGCTAGATGTGAGAGAAACCAGAGTGCCACACTGACGACGATACTGACGCCTCCGCTCATCACCAGCAGTCGGCCATCGAGGTTCGCCTTTGCCCGCCGAAGCTCTTGCACGTTATCGTCAATCTTATCCATCTCTACCCGAGTTGCCATGCGCGAGGCTTGGTCTCTGAGCGCGTCCCTGAACTCGTTCATGCTGTTCAGCCGTTCGTTCATCGTGCGCTCGGCCTTCTGCACGGCTTCATCGCTCGATTGGAAACGACGATCCATGTACTTGACTAGATCGTCAAGTCTGCGGTCGAAATACTCTTTCACTCCAATTTCTGCATCATCGGCCGCCATGCGTGATCCCTGACCTACGCGCCTTTCCCGTGTTTCGCAATGGCTTTCGCCATCAGGTCAGGCGTGACATGCTCCATGAACCAGTCCGCGATGGGATAAACCGCCGCTTCCGCCATGTTCAGGTCAGTAGACATCGCCTTGACAATCGCGGCCTTCCGAGTCGCGGAAGCTGGCGGACAACACACGCCGAGGATACAACACGCCGCGCCATTTCCATCGCCCATCACATCACCCCTTATGCTGTTTGAGAATGGTTTCCTTGAGTCCCTGAATCTCGTACTGCTGTAATTCCTGTCGGCGCTGCATGGCGTCGATAGAACTTTTGAGCGACATCGCTCGCTCATCCTGCATCCGATTGTTTACATCGATCGCGCTGAGTAACCGATCGCGTAGGTTCACGTTCAACTGCCACTGACCTGCGGCGAGTCCAAGCACGACGACGACGATCGAGAACACCACGCGCGGAGAAAAATAGAGATTCGTGACATCGGCTGGCGTCGATTCATGCTGCGCGAAGCGTGTCGCTATCAGCCCATATTGCTGCCCTAAATCTTCCACACGGCGCTCCAGACGGCGGTAATCATCACGCAGGCGCTTGTGGCCGTCTTCGTGTTTGTCGTCAAAGTCCCGCACCATTTGCAGGAGATACGCGGGCGTGGGCGTCATCCATCAGCTCGCAGGCGCAGAGGCGATGATGTTGTCCCACGTAAAGAGGGTCACATCATTGGCATCCGTGATGACGAACTTATACGCTGGCGTCGTCAGTAAGTAGATCGGCCCGCTCGGACGCCCTGACGCATCCAAGATGATCGGGTTGGTAAACTCCGTTCCAGGTGTCAGCGTTGAGGTCGTATACGTCGATTGCAAGCTACTGAGTCCAGCTTGGAACGAATACAACTTTCCGCCTGTTAGGGGCAGACCATCATTATCCAAAAACTGTTGGAAGATGGGCGGACAGATCGTGGCTATGCTCATTTATTCGCCTTATCCATAGCTGACTTTATGACCGCTTCAATCTTGCCTAGCATCTCGGTCGCAATAGCCGGATGCAGGTTCTTCGTAAAAGCATCCCACGAATCCTGCTTGGCTTTTTCTTCCGCGGCCACTTGAGCGGCCTGATGCGCCTGCTTAATTGGTGCCTGACGAGCGGCATCGGCAGTGGTCGGACCTGAGCCAACACCTAAAAATCCGACATCTTGTCTTCCGTCTTCGCCTGGTGCCATCTGCGATAAATCGAGAGCGCCTTGAACGCCTGAAACCGCTGACGCTACACTTGCCATCGGGCCAGCCGCCGCAGCCAATCGAGACAATGGACGCGCGAGATCCTGTGCCAGTTTCGCAGTGAACCAGCCAGTTTTACCGCCTGCCCAGGCCGTGCGCGAAGCCAACGCCAGTCCAGTTAGCACGCCATATGGACTGCCTTCAGCCGCAGCGACCGCTGTTGGTGCCACGCCGCCGATGACCCGTCCGATCTTCGATCCGAGCTTCATTACGTTCGGATTCGTTCCAAACTCCTCCAGCGTGGCTTGCGCTGCTGGCACGGCTTTGCTGGCGATCGCAGTCGCAATGGATGATCCGCCCGTTTGCGGGCTATTACTGTAAATCGTTTCGCCTTTGTCCTTCTGAGCAGGACCACCCATCAGCGAAGTCACGTCATCGCCTACCTGTGGGCCGCTAGACGGTGCAACCTTCTTCACATAGGCTTGTGTCTCTTTGAATGGCGGAACGCCTCCAGCCTTATCTACGGCCCCTGGACCGGCATTGTAGGCCGCAGCCACCAAGTCAGGTCTGTTTGGATACTTCGCCGTCAGATCCTTGAGATAGCCGATGCCCGCTTTGATGTTCTCGGACGGGTCCATTAAGTTCGTGACGCCGTATTGCTTCGCGGTCGCTGGCATCACCTGCATTAGACCCATTGCGCCTTTTGGAGACATGGCATAGGGCTTACCGCCTGATTCGGCATCTACGAGACGGCCCACGAAGTCAGGATCGAGTCCCGCCGATTGGCCGGCTGACATCGCCATCGCACGGTAATCTGGCTTGCCACCGCCCATAAGCGCGGTTACGTCGTCGCCAACCTTCGGGACTACCGTATCTGGCACGTTACTTGACCCGCTTCCACGTCTTTCCACCATCCCGCGATTCTGCGATGCCACCGGGAACACCTGGAATCGGCTTCTGAATTGGGGCATTACCCATCAGCCCGTTTTCCTGATGGTCCAGCATCTTATTGACGCGCTCGATCTTCTGCTTCGCTGTCGCTTGCGTATCAGTAATCTCCGGGATGTCGTTTGCCATCGCCGCTTCAATTTCAGAGCGGTTGATACGAAGTCCCTTCGATCCGGCCATCGCCCGCATCGCCTGAATCGCGGCCGTCCGATAGGTGCCCCATGCCGCCAGGTCTGGATCAATCTGCGTGATGGCTTCAATCTTGTTCATCGGACCAACCGCAAGCCGAGACAGCGAACTCGTCGGCAGCTTAGGAACAGATTTCTCTATTTCAGCCATGTTCTGCCGAGCTGTATCGATGTTCTGGAGCGCATCAGACTCGCTGGCGTTCGCGCCGTAGACGCCCATCGCGTGCGCCTGCTGCTGTGCAGCGGAATAATCCTTGCCCTTGTATTTGGACAGATCGACATACTGCCGTCCTGATCCAGTGGTTCTGACATCAGCAGCTACGCCGACATCTTCTCCTCCTCCGGTCTTGGAAAGGCGCTCCTCGCGCGCTCGCTCGATTGCGAGACGTTCGGCATCACGCGCTTCAGTAGCCAGCAATCGCTTGTTATTGAAATCCTGCTGGGCTTTGTCTCTCCTAGCCTGTTCGTCTGTTGCCTGCTGCTTCCGTTTTTCGTCGTCCGCCTTGATCGCGTCTTCCTGCTCTTTGCGTAGCTTCTCAACTTGCTGCTGAGACGTGAGCGATCGCGTCTGAATGTCGCTGACCTTCCGGTCCCAATCAGGATCGCTGGGATCGGGGAGTCCAGTCGGAGGCACGCCGCTGGCCTGAAGTCGCTGCGAGACGCCCTGAAGCGCCTGCGCTCGCTGTTCTGGTGGTAAGCCTTTCAGTGGCCCCATCTCTTGAGCCACAGCCGCCGCTTGCTTGCCGTGAAAATCCAGCAGGGCTTCCTTCTGCTGCCTGATCGCGTCCTGAAGTTTCAATCCAGCGATCGGGTTCGTCGCCATGATCTGAGGCAACGCCTTTTCCAGATCGCCCCCGCTACCCTGTATCGCCTGTCTGAGTGCCGCATCATCCTGTTGGCCCTGCTGCATCTGCTGGGTCTTGATCGTATTCTGCTGCGCCACCGCTTGATTGTTCTGCGCAGCCGCGACGTCAGACACCTGTTGCGAGGGTGTGGCGACTTGGTTCGTCGCTTTCAGGATGATGTTTGGATCAAGGGCCATTAGCGTCCGCCACTGAGACTATTGAAGCTGTACGGATTGTAGCTAGACTGATTCATCTGGTAGCCATTCAGCGCTCCATTGACTCCCGATCCGATCGCATTCCCAACACCCACCGTGCCGGCCGATTGCGCGTTACCGATATTCGCGTATTGTGAGCCAATCTGACCGCTGTAGTTCGCGCCGAGACTGCCGGTGTTCGCCGCGGCATTTTCGCCAAGCTGCGCGATTCCGAACTGACGCCCGAAGTCTGCGCCGTATTCCTGTGACGCCGCGTTCTGCCCGTAGTTCGTAATGCCCTTGAGTGTCCCTCCGGTCAACAGCGTGCCGCGCGAGGCCGCAGACTTCTGAAGCGCATCAAGTCCCTGATTGAAGCGGAAGCCGTAGGAGGGATCGATTCCTGGGACGCCGCCCACAGTCACAGGTCCGCCGTTCTGTCCGCCGCCGCCAGTCGTCGGATCGGCTTTCAGTTTGTCTGCCCAGTAGTTCGCAGATCCCGCTTGTTCGGTCGGATTCGCTCCGGGCTGGCCTTTGATCTTCCCGACGTAATACTGCACGAGGTCCGGTGATAGTCCGGGATTCTGTTGCTGCACCCACTGTGTGAGTTGGGCATCATTGCCGACAAGTCCCATCCACGCGTTCGGGTCTGATAGGTTGCCGAAGTTCGCGCCGCCTGAGTCACCTAACTTCGCGGAAGCCACAGGGCCAGCGGTGCTGACAGGCACACCATTGCTGGTAACGCCACCGATATTCCTTTCATCCATAGTGTGCGCGCCGCCGGGCTGCGCCTGCGCGAACCCTCCACTGAAGTCCATACCTCCAGAGATGCCACCGCCGACCATGCCGTAGGGATTATCGTCAAACCATCCCATGTCAAATCACCCTTCCGCCCTTGCTGACGTAGTAACTCGATTGATTCGCTGGCACCTGTCGTCTCTCACCCGTTGGGGCTTGGATCGTCACCATCGCATTCCCGGCTCGGGGAACAGCCATGCCCTGCGTCGGTGTTCCGGGCGGTGCCACATGTCCAACCTGCGGGAACGTCGTGCCTGCGGGCGCTAAGGCCGGTGCGTTGGGTATTCCTGCGAGGAACCGGAGATTGTTCGTGGCTCCAGATCCGAGGCTCATATAGGGCGAGAGGTTCTGCTGTGTCGTCTGCCACTGCTGCTTGGCAAAGTCCAACGCAGCTTGTGCGGCTGCCGCCTGCTGATTGGAGGCTTTGTTCGCGGTGTAGGCGGCAATCCCTGCCCCCGCGAGGTTACCGAGTGTGGGCACTCCACCAATCGCCTTGAGCCATCCCGGAAGTGACGCCGAGGATGCAACCGGCATCGCACCGCTGGTGCCGACAGACGCGATCGGTGCAGCGACACTCGGCACAGCCGTTGACGGCAAGGCACCGAGGGTGTTCAAAGCTCCAGACGGTGCAACCGATGATACTGGCGCAGCCACACTCGGAACCGCGGTAGCCGGTAACGGCGCGGGTCCTGCCGCCGCACCGCCACCGATAGGCACCGCCCCGCCGCCCCCGCCGAATCCTCCAGAACCGCTCGGCACCTGCGGAAATGTCCACCCATTCGCGAGGTCATACGTCGGCATCTGCCACGTCGGCACGGGCTGTGTCAGCGATAGATTGTTCCCAGCGAGGTTGTTTGGATCAAAGATGTTGCCAGCATCAGATCCGGGTTGCGGTCGCTGATTTTCATCGCCGGAGTATTGCGCCATTGGAGTCCTTTAAACTTTACGGTAAATCAGGGCGATACGTCGGAAAGGGTCCGACAACAGATGCTGGCGTAAATGGACTGCTGACAGGTTTCAGCGCAATCGCGCCAATCTGCCATTGCAGACTGCTGCCATCAATGGACCAGCCCATCGTGACCGTGGAGGCCCCGTCCGCATCACCCAACGCCAACCGATAGCTGTTGTCTAAGTTCGAATGCCCCTCGCAGCGTTCGTTCACACCAGACGTCGGTGTCATGTCTGTCGCGCCGCTCGAAAACATAAAAGCGCAACTGAAGACGAGTTCGCCAACGGCGCTAGATGCGACCACGGAGGATGTTGAGCTCCCCACGCCGCCCGTGTTGGTCGCCAGCGTGCCAAACGGATTCACTTGATCGACGCCGCTATAGCTGGCTGAACAGCCACACGCATCGCCGGGGGTGTTGGTTCCGAAATCGACCGTGAGGGTGTCCGATCCACTCACCGGATTCAGCAGATAAAACACCTGCAGCCAAATTTGATTGAAGACGGTGCCTTGAATCAGCCAGCCAGGAATCTGCGTGAGCGCACCGCTCAACGCGGACGTGACCGTGTTGACTTGGCTGCCACTGGGAGCCGCCACGTTCATGACGCCAATCAGCAGAATGCGATTGGCGACGGAACCAACCGTCTGGGACCAACTGAACGACGTGGAACCCGTTGATCCGGGTCCAGCCGCCGCATTATCAATAACAGGAGCCGCCATCAGGCGTATCTCATATTCTCAGCACGGGACCGAGCGGGCCTATTCCCGCTCCGGTCCATCGCCGCCTATTAGATCAGGCCGATTTCGCCTTCTGCCTCGAACGTCAGCGACGTGCCCGCGCTCGCGCCGCCGACGAGGAAATCGGCTGCGTCCAAGCGGAGCATCCCATACCAGTCAAACGCGGAGTTCGCCGCCACGGACAGCGCATTGCCGATGACTTCCGTGCCGGCCGCGTTGCCGCCCGTCGCGCCCAACCAGAGCGAGAACGTCACCGCACCAGCCGTCTTGTTCACGATCCGAATGTGCCGCAGCACGAGATACGGCTGGGTCATCGTGAACCCGACCGGGCCCGCCAGCGACGTGACGTTGCCGTTGATGATGTTGGTGGTGAGCGTGGCCGACATCGCCACGGGTCCGAATCGAATGATTTTGTTCGCTGCCATCGGTCTGTCTCCTAGTTAGAGGTTCCACGCTTCTGCGGTGACTTGCTGGATCGTGATCGCGTCTGATGCTCCGGTCGTTATGCAAATACCCACGATGCTATTGGCGACCGTGACATCGAAGGCGCTCGAAATGGTGTTGACGACAACACAGGGAATGACTGCATGTCCCGTAATTTGGAGGTTATGCACCATGAAAAACTCTCCAGAGAAAATGCCCGAAGCCGAGAGAGGACCACGGCACACAGCGACAATTTCGCAATAGGCTTCGTCAATGACCGCCGTGCCTGCCGGCTTCGTGAACGAGACACGCGCCGTGTCTGCTGTCGTGCCCGCCGTGCCGACTGCAATGTCAATAGTGCTCGTGGCCGTGCCCGCGCCGGTCTTGGTCATGTTAAAAGTCCAGCGGAAACACGTCCCGATTTGCATCTTGCCGCTAGGAATCGCGATCGCAGAACCCGTGATGTACGTGCGCGTCGTCGCCGCTGGCGCTTGTGATGTCGTAGAGAAGTTAGAAATCTCACTCCCACGGATGCGACCTGTATCGTCCTTCGTGGTGATCTGTTTCGAGACGCTATCGACATATACCGCCGTGACACCTGATGCCGGCGTGCTAATCGAAGATGCCGCAATGTTTGTCAGATCGAGTTCAGCCATTCGTCCCATCCATCATCATCAGCGCGCACACCTGACGAGTAAAGACTGTGCCAGGGTCCGCAGTATCGAATTGAATCGTGGCGGAGACGATTTGATCGACTGACAAATCAATCACGCCTCCAGTGCCGGCTGAACGCGCACCCGCGATGGGAAACACGTCGGCCGCATTCTGACTGAAGATGCCCCCGAGCACCACGACATTGGGACTCCCAGGCACGACCCAACAATCAAGATTTGCCACGAAGTTCGAGAGCGTGACACCAGGCAAGAGCGTCTCCGCGACAATCGAGGCCGATAATCCCGCGCATTTATAACGCAGCGTAATGGTCCCAGGCAGAACCGCTCGCGAGGACACGGAACCAGCCAGCATCAACCGATACAGAGATACGCCACTGACCGTGTTCGCTTGCAGCGTGAAACTGTAGACGGTCTGTTCTGTCGCATCGTCCGAGACGTGTTCAGGCCCAAATTGCACGTCTTTGATGAAGGCCATCAGAGAATCCTCATATGCGCACCGCTGCCGAGTGTGAGTTTCACTCCTGAATTTATTTTGTATTGCCGCACGATCACCGTCGAATAGCCCGCCGCCACCAGCTCGTTGTTGCTGGCGGTTGTCAACATTTGCGGCAAGTCCGGCTGCACGTTGATACCAGCCGGTCCCGGAACTAGACTGTCCCAGCCATCATCGCCATCGAGACCGAATCCGATCGGTCCGGTGTTGCCTTTACTGACCAGCAGATTCCAGAACGTCGATCCGCCATCGGACGGGTTGTGGTTCGTGCCATTCGCGATCGCCACGTAGCCAGAGCCGTTAAAGTCCACCGTGTCATTCACGCTGTAGGCGGTCGCTGAGCTCCACGTCCCGCGCCACGGATATTGCGTCCCAGGCAGTCCCGGAGGCCCTACGTCGCCATCTGCGCCGTCATCGCCCTGGATGCCAGGAGCGCCGAACCCTGCCGGCCCTGTTGCGCCTGTGGACCCTGTTGCGCCTGTTGGCCCTGTCGGACCAGGAGGCCCTGCCTCGCCGTCCTGCCCATCAGCCTCAAGGAATACAGCCGGACCTATCGGTCCCTGTGATCCGGTGCTGCCAGCGGTGCCAGTGGCTCCCGTTGCGCCGGTCGGTCCAGGTGCCCCTTGTTCGCCATCCTGTCCGTCCGCTTCGAGGAACACGGCCGGTCCAATCGGCCCCTGCGCGCCGGTCGTGCCGGTGGTGCCCGTTGGTCCTTGTGGGCCGGTTGGTCCGGGCGGTCCAGCGTCCCCGTCCGCGCCTTCTACCTCAAGGTAGACAGCCGGACCAATCGGCCCCTGAGCCCCGGTGGTGCCAGTCGCCCCAATCGCGCCCTGCGGTCCTGGCGGTCCCTGCTCCCCATCTGCGCCTTCCGCTTCAAGGTAGATAGGCGGTCCTATCGGTCCTTGTGAGCCGGTGACGCCCTGAATACCCTGTATTCCTTGCGTGCCCGGTGTACCGATGCCGTCTAAGCCGTCTTCTCCGTCATTGCCTGGGATGCCGAGCCCGATCGGACCTGTCGGACCGATCGCGCCTGTTGCGCCTGCTGCGCCGCGAATGCCCTGCTCCCCATCTTCGCCGTCAATGCCAGCAAAGCCGAATCCGGCTGGCCCTGTCGGTCCTGTCGCGCCAGCAGCTCCAGCTGCGCCGGCCGGTCCTGGAGGTCCGGGCCAGCCATCCTCGCCCTGCTCCCCGTCCATCCCCGTGCCGCCGCCACCGCCTGCACCGCTGCTCGAGCCGCCGCCAATGACGATCCACCCTGGGACCGAGAAGTCATAGGCGTACTCGAGATGCGTCGTCGTATCGAACCAGATGTAGCCGAGGTCAGGCCCGGCCGCGACCACCGCCGGATTCGGCACGAACGCCAACCGTGCGGCTGTGTTCCCCCGAGCGACGAACTGATTGAGCGTTGCGTCGCTCATGCTTCCTTCCAGGACAGCAATGTCATGCGAGCTGGCGGAAAGACCGTGCTAGAGTTCTGATTCACGAAAAATCCGACTTCATCTGGAGCCGCCGTAAAGAATGCGCCTTTCACTTCAGTGAAATACTGATACCAGTTCTGACCGTCACCCGAGGCGGAGAACGTGATGTTGGTGCCGTCAGCGCCGATACGCAAAAACTGCGTCTGATGTCCCGCGAAGTGATCGCCAAAGTTGAAGGGAGATGAACTGAACGTCGTCGGATTCGTCCACCGATAGACATAATATTTACAGTTCGCGGACCCATCGCCCGCACAACACCAGCCCACCAATTTGCCGGTCGCGCTCTCTCGAAACATGACACCCGCCTGCGAGAAGCTGGAAGGATGCGTGGCGGGAATGAATGCAATGCTGATCGTGTACGGCGTACTCGGTGCGGCCTTCTTACGCAGATGCACGTTCTCCGTGTTGTCCGCCGTGCCGAGTAGATAGACGCCGCCGAACGTCGTGACGAGAGATGCGCTACCCTGATTGATCCACGCGAATGTTTGCAGTGCCGGATCGCTGAACGGAAAAAGTGGTCCCCACGGCACCCACGCGGCCCCCGTGTCGCGCTGCACCCACACACCATCATTCGGGAAGTAGAGCGCCCCCGCCGTACTCGGTGCCGGAATGCCAGCTTCCGTGCCCGTGCTTGATCCGCCGCCACCACCGCCTGTCGCGCCTTGCGGTCCAGTCAATCCCGGTGGTCCTGGCCATCCATCTTCGCCATCCACGCCGAATCCTGGCGGTCCCATCGGGCCGCCGGAGGGACCAGTTGCACCTGTGGCTCCAGTCGCGCCGGTCGCGCCTTGTGGACCTGGCGTGCCTGGCATCGGCCATGCGTCTTGACCCGCTTCTCCGTCAAAGGCAAAGCCACTGACGCCACTTTGCGTAATGATGCCACCGCCACCGCTCACCGGTTGCCATGCCGCGCCATCCCACGCGAAGGTTGACAGCGTATCCGTCTCAAACCAGAAGTAGCCATTAGGCGGACCACTCGCCGGCGTCGGCGGATTGGGCGTGTAGGCCAACCGCGCCGCGTGCGTGCCTCTGGAGACGAACTGATTAACGAGGGTATCGCTCATTGGCTATAGGTATACGGCACCAGCAACACACTGCCAGCGCCATTGGACACAATCACTAACGGCTCTGCGCCCGTAGACACCGGCACGAATCCGCCATTCTCGCCATCAACATTCAACGTCGTGGCGGTCATCGAGAGCCGATTGCCAAGCGTAATTTCCTGCACGTCTCCTGTTCCAGCCCCATGCCCGCGCCCTAAGAGTTTGTCAGCATGGACCGTCTGAATCTTGTTGAACGTGACCGCGTGTGGCGTGATCGTCGCGGTCGTGGATGGGGGGAATGTCGTGACATCTCCCGTCAATCCAGCCATCAACACTTTCACAATGTTGTGAAAGAACGCGAGCCATTCCCGCGTGACACGGAAGATGTCTTTCGCGTTGGCAATCGGTTGACGTTCCGGGACGCCTAATTGAAAAGACATTAGCTTGTTCCCAACTGCACTTGCGCAAAGGCTTGCAGCAAGCGCCAGCGGACAGGGGCATCCACCACCACGCGCCACACGCGATCACGCGAGCGTCCGAGCCGCCGCCAGATCGCCCGTCGCGTGTATTGGCCCGTCTTCCCTGCGCCGATCCAATGTTCCTGACTCCAGGTGTGTCCGCCATCGTCAGACCAACTCAACATGATCTGTGGATCGGCATCATCGGTCAGACCCATGCCAGTTTCGAGATCGATCTGAAACATCGTGAAGAACTGCCACATCTGCTCACTGGAGAGATGCGCGGACTGCCGCAAACGACGCACCGGATACGTCGTCGTCACGAATGGCGGTGTCGGCGGACCTATCGATGCTCGCAGCGCCAGAATCGGACAGGACTTGGAATTGCCGAACTTCGGCAGTGGCGGCGCATCGTCATTGCCATTCCCTGATGGTCCGAGTCCCGATTCAAAGACTTTCACATCAAATGTGGCGATCGTCGTGCCATCGCTCGTCTTGAAGTGCTTCATGCGCGAGACGCGATCACTGCCTACCGTGCCGGTTGTCCACATCCAAAACGATGCCGGATCGTCAGCGCCGAGACAGACCCGCGGGCCATCCGTGCGTGTTCCGGCTGGCGTAAACGCGAAGCTGCGGATCGTCGCCCCAGCCGGAGAGATGGTGCGGCAGAAGTAATCATTCCCTCCGGTGTCGCTGTAGGTCGCCAGAATGTTGCCGTCCTCCATCACGAACAAGTCTTTATCGACTATGTGGCTGGCGACTCCAGCGCACAGATCCGCCAGCGGCGCGTGGCCGACCAAATCGTAAGCGTGGATAGGATTGCCGACACCGCCATCGCTCCAGTAGAGAATCGTTCCTGCGCGGTTCGGCGCGATCGTGAACAGCGATCCGGTGACACTCCATGTCGTGCCGCCGATGGCACCGGACGTGTCAATCGTTCGCACGTTCGAGGTCGGACCGGCCACGTCTTCAGCGAAAAAGAACTTCGTCGCATCGCCACGGATCGAAATCGGCCTGTTGTTGCCACGGGCCGTCACAGACGTTTGTGCGAGTGCGGGACTATAGATGTAAATGCGGTCCGGCTCTGAGAGCGCGTCATCGTTGCTCAGGGCGATGACACCATTCGGAAGCACATCGCCTTCTTCGCCAACGGTCGTATTGGCATACTGGAGCACCGCACCAGTCGTCGGAGAGAGGAGCACGGCTTTCAGAAACTCCGTATCATCGTTGATGAACAGCGACCCCGCGGCTGCGGTTGAGGTCGGATTCTTGAAGACGCGCAACGCGAGATTCGCTCCAGGCGGATTCGTGCTGAAGGCGTCTGGTTCCACTTTGATAAAGTATTTCGTGCCGCTCGTAACCGGCACCACCATTGGCACATCATGCCCGGCTACAAGGTCACTAGATAGGTATTGCGTAGGTGCCGATGCCGGACCAAGCCAGATCGTCGTCTTCGGACGATAGGCGGTTCCTGATTCTGCGAACGCGAGCACGCCGAAGACTTGATCGTCCGTCACAGCCGTATAGGAAAACCAGACCGTCTGCGACACACCGGCGATGGCGATGTTCTCGCTGATCGTGGCTGACAGCGTGCCTACATCGGATGCCGTCAACGCGGACAGGTTGGTCGGATCAGGCATCAGGCCGCCGTCACAATCTGTTCCTCAAAGAACTCAAGGGACTGCTGATAGATCGCGCCTGAGAACCGATCCCCGACGAGGTGTTGCTGATTGAATAGACAGTGACACTGCGCGACGTGCGGCACCCACACACAATGCGTCGAGTCCCATCGAGCGCGGCAATGCCATTGGCCAACGGCTACATCGTAGACGTAGCTCCGATCACAGTTAGGCATCACGACCACAACGAACAGGTGCCCGTCTTCCTGATAGACCCAAGCGCGATCGTTCGCGCCGCCAAAGGTCTGCATGGCCTGTTCAACGGCGTGCGTGGATACGCGCTCAGGCGTGTAGCCGTTCGCTTTCCACCACACGCCGTATCCGTCTGAGTTCTGCCCCTTCCACATCGTTGAGTTGTCTATGCGCTGAGCGGTGTAGGCGCTATCGCATCCCTGCTCGACCTGTACACCTTGAATCGGCTCAAAAGGATTCAGCGCATCGCCCGTATCAATCCACACTTCTGATGTTTTTGATCCGAGAATCCAAATCTCCTTGTGCGAACGGATCATCGCCACGATGTTGTCGGAGGCAATAGACCGCTCCGCGATGTCGAGCGGATCCCATGTCGTGCCATCCTCAAGATTCGACCATCCGAACCTGCGCGAGTTGGTCATGTTCAAGAGAAAATACCCGTCCATGAACTCGCCCATCGTCACCGGCTCAAGTCCTGTCGTGACGAGCGTGAGTGTGTTCGCCAGCAGATCGAAGATGTAGACCAATCCGCCAGACGTAATCATTAACTGGTGGCCTGCGCTGCCATTGCTCACGATCGTCGCCAGATTTGGATCTGACGCGACAGTCCCGTAGAACTGAGAAGTCAGTAGAGGACCGACAAAACTCAGTTCAAAAAAGCTCGTCCCGGCTACCGCAAAGGCTCGCCCATCCTGCGAGAACAACGCGCGCACGGGGCTATCCGGTAAGACAAAGGCCACGTTCAGCCCCGGCGTTCCCATCAGGTAGACAGGACTCTTACCTAATCCTGGCGTGGTCTGTTCCAGATAGAAATTGATCGTGTCTTCTACGTCCGCATTAGGCGAACGGAGGCGGTTGGTGGGACCGATGAATCCGGGAACAACCGCCATGTATTACACGTTGTAACAGGCGAACATTCCAGCCGCCGCCGTGTTCGTGCTATTCACGCGGATGAACTTGCCAGCGATGAATCCCACGGCGGCTGACGTGGCCGCAACGGTGCCATCCTGCGTCACGAGCGCAATCGTGCCTGCCGTGCCGACGTAGACCGCATCGCATGGCACCACGTTCGCGCCAGTAGTGGATACCGACGCGTCAAAGTTGATCGTGTCGCTTTTCGTGATGGCGACCCATCGGTTATAAATCGGCTGTTGAGACATCGTGACTCCTTACTGCCGTCTGCCTGACCCGTCGGACAGAATGTTGTAGCCAGAACCTACGCCCGCACTCACCGCCGGGTCCATGCCGAGGAGCCCCGGATCGACGTTCGGACGCTTCATCGTCGCCGTCGCTTCCCGCGCCATCTCAGACAACGACGGCGGGATGGGGCGTCCGAATGGGTTGCACAGACGTAGTGCTAACTGATACATGAACGCTTCGGCGTATCCAGGAGGTCCGATCAACACATCATCGAGTGTCGCTGGCACTCCAACCGCCTGCGGACTATAGAGTGCGAACTGCACGGTCTGTGTAATGCGCGGCCAGATGAACAGCGACCCAAGCACGGTGTCGATGTTCGTCTGGTAGAAATACTGTACGGGCAAATTTGATTGCAGGCTCTTGATCGTCTGTGCCGCGTAGCTGTCTTCATCCATTGGCGCCATCAGCACTTCGATCGCTGGTGAACTGCCTGGAATGATGTAGTTCAGCGTATTGATCCAGACGGGACGCCCCATCGTGACATCGGCCCCGACCGGCCCGAGCGTGATCGTGCTCACGCCCGGAGCCACACTGAAAACCGTCCGTAATTGGACGGAGAGCGTGAGACGATCCGCCGTCCATGCGTCGATCTGATTCTGGAGGCGCAACAGCCCAAGTTGCGCGGCACTGGCCGACAGGGGTTCCCCATCGGCCAGCGCACCAATCTCCATCAGAGCATCACTAATGAGCGCCCGCACGATCGCCATTTACGCGCTCTTTTTCTGCTGCCGCTTCTCCGCGCCGACTTTCCCAAGCACGCGTTCGAGCTCCGCTTCCGACAGACCCGAGAGCTTCGCCTGAAGCTGGCTCAGACGATCCTTCTTCTGTTCTTTCAGAATGATCGCCTGTTCTTCTGGCGTGAGTCCGGCCAGCGCTGTCGCCATGTCAGTGATCGGATCGGCAGGCACCGAAGCAAACGGCACGGAGGCATATTCCGACCCGTAGCGCTGTTCGTCTTCGGCGTTATGGGCCGTGACTTCCTGTCCGGTTGTCTGATGCCACAGGAGCTTCGGGTATTCCTTGTAGGGTCCCGGCACAAAATCAGGCGGCGTCGTAGCCGACCAGAAGAAGGTCGGACGCGGATCGGTCGCGCTCGGCAAGATCCGAAGGTCATTGAGCTGGCGCGGACGGAACGGTGAACGTCCCGTCCCATCGACGCCAGACAACTGCGCCTTCAGTGCGGCGATCTGTTCCGGTGTGAACTGTGTTAAATCAAGCATGGGTCTCCTTTACACCGTGCCGTTGAAGGTCCAGAGCATCGTGACTGTGCCGCTCCAGGTGGTCGTCGCATCGGCGTCAATGTCCGTCGCCGTGCCGACCTGACAGTTCAAGTTCGCCACCGTCGCTGTGGAGGTGCCGTCATAACGGATCAGCGTTGTGGCGCTGATCTTGCCGACAACCACTGCGGCTGCGACGTTGATCGTGGTGCTTGAGGTGCCTGCGAACGCATTTACGATGTCCTGCTGCGTCGTGGTAAGCGTGCCGCTGCCCTGCGTCGTGGTAATGACCGAGCCGACGCCGACGCTCAGCGTGACGCCGCTATTGAGCGTGGAGGCGATGGCGCTGGTTGTCGTTGGTGCGACCGATGCCGAGGCATCGTAGATGGAGATGCGCCCCTTCGGGAATGTGTAGATGAGCACACCGCCGCCGACGTTGGCGTCAACAAGCGTGATCGGCGTGTTGGTGAGCGTGAGCACGGTCTGATGGAAAAAGCCGTTCCCGCTTTCCACGGCGGTAATCGTTGCGCCGCCGACCGTGCCGACGTTGACTGCCGTGGTCGCCGCGCCGGTCTGCACGGTCTGTCCAGAGAATGTCGTCGCGCCTGAGAATGTCCACGGCCCCGAAATGGTCGTGGCTTCATTCGGCAGGAACGCGCCGCCGCCAGAATTTGACATGAGTGTTCCTCACAAAAAGAGGGAAGGGCCGAAGCCCTCCCACTCATGGTTAGCCGAGCGTCACGCCAGCCGTGGTCACGGTCGAGAGCGGCACCCACACGCCGCCCTGTGCGCGGATCTTGAACGTGCCACCGACCGTCGCCGGGAACGTCGCCACGTCCGAGGACGTGGTGTTGCCATAGAAGCCCGCCGTGTAGGTGATCGTGTGCGCCGCCGCCGTGGTCGAGATGAAGGTGACTTCGACCTGGCTATCCACGTTCGGACCTACGAGGGTATACGCACCCGCCGTGGCCTTGCAGAGATAGATCACGCTATCCACGTTCGGCACGGCGATCGCGCCGTCTGCCCCGTAGCTCGTGGAGGCTTCCGGCAGAATCGCTTTGAACGGCGGAGCCGCGAGCGGGTTGAAATCGCCAGCGTTCCCGTAGCTCACCGGCGCGAGCACGCCATGCGCGACGGCCTGCGTCCCGTCATAGCCGCGCACGACGCCGATGGTTGGTGTCAGCGATACGTCAGCCACACGCATCCATTCATCGTCCACGATGATGCGTCCCTTCACCGCCAGTCCTGTCGCGGACGTGAGCGTGACTTTGGTATCGTTCGCGCCGACCGCGCTCGAAACCGTCGTTTTAACTGGAGTCGCCATGACTAACCTCCCACCCGCACACCGAGTTCCTGCCGCAGCACGGCGACGCCATAGAGCACGTCGATGCGCTGAATCCACTGGTCTGTCGTCGCCACGTAATCCCGGATGACGCGGATCGATTTGCCGGACTTGCGTGAGGCTGCGCGATACGCTTTGTCCGTCCCACCGGGGAGCGGCAGATCGACCATCGCCAGCGTCCCGAAGTCCTTGTGGACCGCGAGATTCTGCGGCGACGATTTGCCGCTGATGTTGGCGAAGTTCGCCGCCGCCGTGTCAAACACGAAGATCGGCGTCGTGGTGGCCGGGAGGTTGGTCACGTTCTGGAGCTGCGAACCCGGACCAATGATGGCCGGGGCAATCGGGAACGTCATCGCGCCAGCGGAGTCCGATGTCGTCGCGGTCACGACGAAGTGCATCGGCAAGCCCGAGTTCTGGTAGGTCTGATTGACCAGCGAATTGACCGGGGTGCTGGTGCTGATGAAGCTGACGACATCGCCCGCGTTGAGCGTGCTGGAGGTCCAGGACTGCGAGACGATCGTGGAGGCACCAGACGCCGGCACACCGTTGGTCGTCGGCGTCCCGCCGAGCGTCCCGACCGTATGCACGTAAATCTGCTGATCCATGTAGAACTCGAATCCAATCGAACGGCCCATCATGCCCGACCGATACTGCTCCGCGATTTCCGACGATGCCTGGAACAAGCCCTTGAGGTTGTCAACGATCGATCCTTCCGCTGCGGGATTCAGGAACATGCAACGTCCGCCGTCCATCGGCGTGCCGTTGTTGTCCAACACCGTCTTCGCGCTCAGGTAGGTGCTCAGCGCTGATGGCGTGATGCCCGGAACGCCGACGAAGTTGTTTAAGCCCTGCGCGAGGTTGCAGACATCCTGATCGATGAGGCTGGAGAGGCGCACGATCTGCGGTTCGAGGACGCGCTTGCGGTAGTTGTCGATATCGAGCGTGAGGTTCTGCGAACTGACCGTCGTGTCAATGCCGCGCTGATATGAGAGGGTCAGCGGCACCTGCGTTTCGCTGATCGCTTCGATCGACACCGCCTGACCGAGACGGCCGATGTAGCGCGGGGGCTTTCTTATGTTGAGGGTCTGTCCGAGGACCGTGCCACCGAACTCGAACTCGTCGGAATACTCGGAGTTGATGTGGATCATGGCGTTGTATGTGTTTTCGAGCACATCCAACGCTTCAAACGTCACGATGTCATTCGTGAGGAAGACGTTATTTGCCACGGCGGACCTACTTCATGCGACGTAACCCCCGTTCCGCGGCGCGCTTCTCTCTATAGCCTGACTTATCGAAGTCAAACCCTTTAGAAGCTAGTTCCGAGGACGGCGGCACCGTCGTTTTGCTCCCTCCCCCTACCGGCTGATAGGGGGCTGGAGGAACTACGGTGCCTGCCTGGGATGTCGATGCCGGAGAAGCGACACCCCCCGCAGGTATGAGCTTGGCGAGCTCCATCCCAAACAGGGCGAGATTCGGTTCGGTCCGAAGTCGCTCCGCGAGGACGGGATCTTTTCCAAGCGCATATTGAACGTGCTCAGGTTCCGGGAGCGCGAAGATGGCGGCGAGTTTTTCAAGCGGCCAGTTCTGCGCGCTACTGTGCGGAGCCTGCATCACGGTATCGAAGTCTGGATAAATCACGAGGGCGCGGGTGCGCGCTTGCGCTAAGCGTTCCTCATGGGTGCGAGAGGCCCGATCCGCTTCGATACTCCTTCGGATCGTGGCGTCGAAATCGAGCGCGGCTAGACGCTGTTCAGCCTTCCAGTCCGCGAGGTCTTCTACGTAATCGCCGTAGGCTGCATACTTACTACCCACTTCTGCTTCTGTGGGCTTGGCGCGAGTCGGTTGTGGCTGCTGGGGTTCTGCGGCTGGTGTCTTCGGTGCTTCTGGTGCCGGTGCGCGAGAGGCGTCAAGCTGTCGCCGGAGTTCGGCGGCTTCGGCTTTCGCGGCGTCGGCTTCGCGCTTCGCGGTTTCACGCTCGGCGGTCAGTTGGTCAAATCGCGCTTGACCCCGCGGCTTTTTGATCGTCGGTTCGACTGGCGTAGCGACTTTATCTGGCGTGACTGGTGCGGCTTTGGGGTCCGCTGGCGGCGCGTGCCGCTCCATCACTTCTTCGAGTTCAGCCGGATCCGCGCCAACCCCTGTCAGCACGCGACCGTCTTGCTCGACGGAGACTGTTTCCAGTTCAGAATCGCTCATTTAGCCTGTGTGTGTAGAAAGTATACTCCTATCTCTACGTTTGTAAAGACCCCTGCTGAAACCAGACTTCCAAATCAATCGCTTGGTCCGGTGTGACGATCGGCTCATCGGCATCTCGTGGTGCTTGCGGCATGGGCTGAACCGAGGCTCCAGTTGTGACGACCATGTTCGCGGTCATGTTCCACGTGACCTGAAAGCTATTCGATCCGCACTTGCACACGGAGAGCATCGGACCCTCCTGCACGTCGCCGCACTTCAGGCAAACCACCATTACGCGCTCGGCGGGACCACCAGCGCTTTCAGGGCCGCGTTAGCCGCAGTCAAATCCGCGACATTGGCGTCCAGTTGATCCTGCGTGATGAGCTGCGGCGTCGGATTCGCCGCCTGATCCTGGAGCGCCTTGACGTTCGATTTGAGTTCGTTTATCTGGACTTGCTGATCGGATGCGAGAGCCATGAGTGTCTCCAGTTCGTGAAAGAGATGTTCGAGTTGACGATGTGACGGTGATTTCTTGCGCGATCCGTTCTCCGGTTTTACGACTCGACTTGCTGGCGCTGCTCCGGTGACATCGCCGCGAGTACGTCGTCCCATGACAGGTTACTCCGTGAAGTGAGCGCTTGCGCCTTCTTAATCCGTTCAGGCGTCACACCGCGCTTGTTGTCGAATAGCTTCTCAATAATTTCCGTGATCTTCATGCGACTATCCAAATGCTGTTGAATCTTCAGAAAATGCAACTGTAAGTAAAGCTCTCGACCGTCTGTCGGCCACTCCACCGCGTTCATGCGCTCGCTCCCTGTGTCGGTTCTGGCGCAAGATCTGCCGCTTGCTGTGTTTGTTCAAGCTGCTGTTGGTGTCCTGCCTGTCCCTGTTCGAGTGCGTGCGCGTGTTCGACCTGGGCCTGTTCCAGTTCCTGCGCGTGCTCTTGCGCGCTGAGAATGTGATCGTGCGCGTGCTCGCGCGCTTGTTCTTTCGCATCGTGAATCCGACCGTGCGCTTCTTCAAGGGCTTGCCGTAGTTCGGCCATCTCCGCAATCGCCGTGCGTGAGGCTTCCACCGTTGCTTTAAGATCCGCCACGGCAAACGCGCCTTCTTGGTTGATGCGCGCAATTTCGATCTTGGTCTGGTTATCAAGCTGCGCCTTCTGGATCATCGCCTGATTTTCGACCTGCTTCGTCTTGATCTGCTCCGTCATGTCGTTGACGTGCGCCGTGAGTTGTTCGATCATCTGGCCGGACTGCTGGAGCTTCTGCTGGAGCATCGCCGGATTGGGCTGCCCGTCTTCGCTCTGCTGAAGCTGCGGTGGGAGCGCTTTGCGGAGAATCCCCGCGATCTTGTGCGAGCCGGGGAACGGCAGTTGATCCACGTATTCCGGCGTGACCACCATCTGCATTTCCGGCGGCAGATGCGGAATGAGTTGGCCGAGCGCTTCTGAGCCTTCTTCGCGGAGCGTAGCGGTGGCTTTCCCGGATACCACGGTCACACTGTAACGCCCTTGCGAGAGGTCATAGAACTTGTGCAGACTGTCCGGCAGCTTCGCCATTTCTGGCGTGACGTTCGGCGGCGATGCGATAGGCTTGCCGTCCTTCCCATGCTGGAAGGGCTTGCCGACCATCACCTGCTGCGGATCATCGTCTGCGCCCATGATGTGAAGAATCTGGCCCGGCTGCACGAGTTTGGGAATGATTTCCACCATCAGCTCACCGGCGTAGACGCGAGCGCGTTGCACGTTCAGCGGATAGATCGAAGTCGCAAGGTCTGACTGCGCCTTGAGTGAGTCAATCGCCTTACCGGAATGATCTTGCGTGTTGTAGTTGCCGAGTGCCGGATCGCCGATGTCCGTCGTCGCCTTGACCGCTTCCTCTGAAGTTCGCATGAGCGCCACAGCCGCTTCGATGGGCGCTTCCGTGGCGTTGCGTTGCGGCGGTCCGAGCACGGTGCCTGAGACGCTGATCGGATCGTAAATCAGCGCGGCATAGTTGAACGTGTTCGACGTCTGCCACATGCCTTTGTAGTTCTCGATCTGTCCGGCTGCGGCGATGAACGGAGCCTTCGGCGCGAGCGCGAAGATTTCCATTGCGCCCGAGTAGGTGTAGTTGATCATTCGCTGCGCGTCCATGCCCTCTTGGATGACGCCGCGGAGAATCACCTTGCCATCCACGTTCAGTTCTTCACCGAAGATGGGAATGATCGGGATGTGCGAGCCGAGCCACTCCCACCGCTCAAGTATTTGCGTGGCGCTGATCTTGTAGCCCTTAACGATTGGTTTGCGGACTTTGCGCTTGGATTGAATCTTGTCTTCGTCTTTCGGAATGTCCTTACCTGACACCACACGCCCGCTTGTGAGTAGTGCGTACTCGGTGTCCTCGTAGACGATTTTCCAATACTCCGCGATGCGGATCATGTCGTCTGACACCCAGCCGTCCATGTCGCCCGTCGCGGCGAAATCATCGAGGCTGTTCAGGTCCGCGTCTTTGTAGAGGCGCTTGAACTCGTCTCTGAATAGATCCTCCGTCACGAACATGAACTGCGCGTCTGATCGCGTGGGACGCATCGCAGACGGATCGCAGTAGACAGAGAGGCTGTTGGTGATGCGGCCCAGCTTGAGTTCCTGGTAGAACAGGCTCTGGTCTAGATTGGAGTCATCCGGCGACTCTTTGACGTAATCGGCCAGGATCCGAAACCAGCCGAGGCCCGATTCAATCGCCCCATCTGCGGCCCATTCGATCGGTTCTTCGTCCCGTGCCGACACCTCGACGTGCCGCATGTAGCCTTTGAAAATCTCCGCGACTTCCTGATCGGCTCCGTCTGCGTTTGGAAGCACGTCAATCGAGAAGTGCGCGCTACGGATGTTGTTCCCAATGCGGCGGATGGGAGGTGAGAGGCGATCGACGGTGAGACACGGGCGCGGCGGCTGCGCGGCCTGGCCGGCAATCGTGGCCGCGCCTTCTCGAGCTTTACGGACTGAATCAGGCCACTGGTCGCCCGAGCGAAACTTCTTCGCTTCAAGAATAGCCTTGCGCTGCTTGTCTTCGGCGTCGTTACAGCGGTTCCAGCGTTCGCGTGCCTCCGCGATAATCGGATCTGGCGCGGTGCGCTCGCGCTTCTTCGCCATCAGTGCTTCTTCTGCTCACGTCGGAGATTGTCTAATGCACTTTTGAGTTCGCGGGTGAGCGAGTTCTGCGTGCGGGTCCGCTTGTCCCAGCGCGTCGTCATCTGCTGCTTCGCCATGCCGTTAAGGATCAAAAGCTGCTGCGCGGGATTTGGTCCCGCCTGCAGGACGAAGTAGCGAAAGATGCTATCCAGTAGATCGCGGTCAATCAGGAGTCCACGCCAGACCGTGCCAGCCGTCTTGCGCCACTTCTCGATCCCGTCCACCACGATTGACAGTAACAGGGCGCGATTGCGTTCAGCCTGCCGCATAAAGATCATAATCGCGTCTGATGTTTGCCGCTGGCGCATGGTCGCGTAACCAGCGTCAGGCAGATCGCCGAGTCGCGATGCCGCAATCGGATCAGTTGGCATTGACTCGCCGCGACATTTCAATGTCAGCGTCTCGCTCGCGCTCGAGCGCGGCAATGCGTGCTTCTAAGATGCGCTGATTTTTCCCGAGTTGAATCACGGCCGCCGTGAGTTCGGCCCAACGCTGCTTGGCGGGAACAGACTTCATCGAGACTTCTTTGGATGGAGAAATTTGCCGAGATTCTTGTGTGGATGTCCGAGGCCGCTTTTGGCTTTACCCGCCTTCACATCGCGCTCATGCTCGGCTTGGACGGCTTGACCGGCTGGCGTCTCTTTGTTGCCGTGCATATAACCGAGGTTGTTCAAAGTTCCATACACCGCCGAAGGATTGTTGGGGTATTCAGCCTTGAGGCGGTCCACAAGGAATTTGGGCATTATGGATAGGGAGTATACACCTAAACGCCCATCCAGTCTCGGGCGTTCATAGCTGGTGCTTTTGTCCAACTATCGGCAGGAGGTTTCGGGTCTGCCTGCTGGCAGAAATTCAAGCTGATATTCTCTAAACAGCGCTGCCAGCCATCCACCCACTGATCGAGCTTCGGCTGGCGAACTTTTTTGTTGCCGACCGATACTAGGTGCTCGTCCCACACATAACTGCCTTCGCAGCCGTCCACGAAGAGCTTTGTCTGCTTTGTCACGACAGATGACGCCATGATCCACTTCGAGAGGTCGGCATTGATGGCGAGTCCGTTGTGTCGGCGCATCTGCGTGGCGATGCCCTGAATCGTGGATTCTCTGACATCTGGCGCGTTAGAGTTCTCCTGCCATAACGGTTTGAGTCCGACTTTTTCGAGCATGTTGGCGTGCGTCGGCGCATCAGTGCAAAGCCGGAAGTCTTTCGCTGGTCGCTCATCAAACCATTCCTTGCGGTAGTAGCTCACGATCGGCATGAAGTCTTCGAGGAACAATCGTTTCCCCATCACCCCGCCGAGCAGATTGAGTCCACCCATCGGCGTGCGCTGTGCCACGACCCACACCGGATGATGTTTGCCGATATCGATGCTTTCCAGAATCTTCGATTGCGCGTCATAGGCGACTGGGATGACGTGCGCGGCGCGAGAAAAGATGCCTTCATAGACCGGCACGCCGACGACATTGGGGCCTCGCATCCCGAGAATCAGCGACTTGTGTTTAGCGTGCGTGATTGGATACTGGTCCTCAAGCTCCCTGATTTTTTCTTCGGGTAAGTTGTGTGCGTTATCATAGAGCGAGAACCGATAGTATTTCCTGTTCTTGAAAGGGTTCTCCTCAGGAAACATATCGGTGAGAAAGTGATCCTCAGTCGGAGGATTGGGAGCAAAAATCACTTGGTGCGGATAGCCAGGTTGCCGCGTCCCGAACGGTAGTTCTTCCGCGATCGCCTGCGGTGTTTCCTCACTCTGGTCGTTTAAAATTCCTGCCACGTCGAGGCCGCGCACCTTCGATTGCGCTTCCGTGATCGTCTGAGACTTCAAACCGTAGGCGTAGACCTTCGAGACTTTCCCATCAACCTCCGGAAAATGAAACGCCGATTCATCGTCGTTCCATACCGGATCAACGCCGTACATCCTCGCGATACGTGAGAAGATCGGCTTCAACATTGTGCGTGTGGTTTCGTTGCTATAGCGGCAAATGAGCCAGAGGATGCCGGGATGCTCCAATGCCGACAACACGACTTTCGCGCAGCACAGCCATGTCTTGCCGGACATGCGTGCGCCTTCCACGTCGAGCTGTGCCGTTGAATCTTCGAGGACTTGCAAGTGAACGCCGCGGAAGTCTAGGGGCATGTGAGGCTGAGTATAAACCCCTTGACAATTGGCAAGTAATTGCGCAAGATACTGCACATGACACAAATCGACCCCGAACTATTGAAGCGACTCGACGCGCTCGCGGCGAAACTTGGGACCACGGCTGACCAGATAATTGCGATCTTGCGCCAGCAGGCTCATGTCGAAGTCGTGGTGGACTGCCTCGCGGTTGTCGGCGGATTGTGTCTTGCTATGCTCTATGCAGCATGGCTCAGATACTTATTGCGTAAAACCAATGGCGACATCTTCGACGGCACAGTTGTCGAATTTCTTGGTGCCATTATTGGCGGCGGAGCATGTGTGGTGCTGGCTATTAGTAGCGCGGTCGCCGTATTTGAACTTCCGACACTTCTGCTGAACCCTGACTATTGGGTGTTTGAGCAGTTGCGCCATCTGTTCTAGGTAAGGCCATGAAGGTTGTCAGATTGGCTGAGCGCGTGAAATGCGGACTCTGCGGCTATGAATGGACGCCACGGAAGAATCCCGTCTACCGCTGCGCGAAATGCTTTTCCGTGCGCTGGAACGAAGCTCAAGAACGCCGGGAGGACGAGCGCCTCGCTCGCGGAGATAAACGATGATTCTCGCTGAACACATTTGCCAGTGGATCACGGCAATCGCGATGATGTCCGCTAGCTTGTTCCAGATGTCGAAAGGATTGCACGCTAGCGACCACACAGGCGGCCCTACGGTCCTCGCTTCGATGGTCACGTTGGCAGTCGGAGCTATCGCGGCGATTGGATTGTGGTATCGCTGATGAACACGAAAGGACTCGCGCATCCGAAGGGCAAAACCAAACGCCAACTGAAGGCGCGGAAGGACCGACAGGAAGCGCGCGTGAAGCGATCTGTTCGTGCGGAAGTTGCGAAGGCTGACGGGTTCTGCCGCTTATCCGAAATAGAAGATCACATTTGCTCAGGTCGATCCGAGTGGGCGCACCTCGGAGACAAGAAGCGAGCGCGAACACGCAAGCAAACGCCAGAGGTCAGACATACTACGGCTGGCACGTTGATGCTCTGCACACCAGCCCATCGCGCATACGATGACGGGCTCTGGCGCATCGAGCCGCAGGACAAGGCGGCTGGCGCGAACGGTGTGCTACACGTCACGTTCGCTAATGGATGGACGGCGCGAGTCTCAGCGCGGCCCTTACCATTCGTGGTGCTGCAATGATCGCGTGGCTCTCTCGCTGGTGGTGCGCCCGTCGCGGGCATGACATGATCCTCGAATACTCCCCTGTGGGGCTGCGACTCCGCTGTGTCTCCTGCGGAAAAATATCGCCCGGATGGAGTTGGTTATGAGTGGCTACTACGACCGGCAAGGTAATCCGATGACGTTGCAGCAGTGGGCGGCGTCCTTCGAGACGCGGCGCGATATGAAGCGTGTCGCCGCAACCGTGCTGCCGTCAGGCTATTGGGTGAGCACAGTCTGGCTCGGACTCGATCATTCGTTCGGCAGTGGACCGCCGCTGATTTTCGAGACAATGGTATTTACGTGCGATGCCGATGGCAAGGTCACGGACTACGGCGAGGAAGACAGTGACCGATACTCGACTGAGGCCGACGCGCTCGCCGGACACGAGGCGATGGTAGCGAAGTGGGCGAACGGGAAACCACAATCTGCTGACGGGGGGATCGGACAGGCTGATCATGAGTAACCCGAAACAGCTGAAAAACAACAAAGACGACTTCGCGCGCGGTGACAGATTTCCCGGTGTTGGGCGCTGGGATCTACCGCGTTTACTAACGGGGGTTTTTCGTGCGATACGAAGTTAACGCCACGATCGCGCTGATGAATGAGCGACTGACAACGTTGCGCGACTACGCGGACCAAGTGCTCGGCCCGCGCGCGTGGTGGCAGCAGCAGATTCCGCTTGTTGACCGCCTGCGCTATATCGAGGCGATTGCGGATGCGAGAGCCAACTTATTTACCGTGGTCAATAAGGTTTATCCGCAGCTTAAGGGCACCACCTACTCAGTCACGTCCGACTACATTGAAACCCTCGATGCAGCAAAGTCTTCCGACGCGGTAGATCCAGTCGATGGGGGAGTCGAAGGCTGACCATGCGCGACAGAGGTATTTGAATTTATGGCTGATGACACTCCCGCGGCGTCCGGTCCTCTCCCCTCCGCCAGACCCGAGCTGCAGCCGGATCGTCCGCGCGAGTTCCGACCGCGTTCGATTGAGCAGCTTCGCGGCGTGGTGTCGATGCTGTGTCACTTCATCTGGTTTCGGCAGACGCGACCCGGTGAGCACATGTGGTCGATTCCTGCCGATCCTGAGCGCGACTTCGATTGCGTGCTGTCGGATGCGATCACCGAGCTTGAACAGCTTCGGGCGGCGGTGCTCGCGTCCTCCCGACCCCAAAACGAGCAGGAGCACTTATGGTTTTGCCGACGTTGCCAGAAGTTCCACGCAGCGACGGAGGGTCTGTTGTGTCCGATCTGCGGCGGCGGACTGGATTGGGCGATCCCCGCGTGGCGTCCCGAGGCGAGTGCTTACAGCCAGCAGTTTGCGGGACTCGTGAACGGCAAGCACTGGATCGCCGCGCTCGCGCTGGCAGTGAACGAACTAGAAACGGAGCATCGTACACTGGAACAGCTACGGGTTGATGCGCTCGCGTCCTCCCGAGGCGAAAAATCTGCTGGCGTGACCCGCCCCCCGGAGCCGCAGGGAGACAAATCGTGAGTAAGCGGCCGATCTACGGCTTTCCGTGCGTGGAAGATCCGCACGACTTCGATCCCGATGCGGAGTGCTGCTCACCGAAGGAAATCGAAGCGTGGCGCACGGCGTGTCTGAATTACGGGAAGCCGAGCTATGAGCCGAACAAGGGCTGCTTTTCGCACCACAGCGATGACGGACAGCTTGTGATGCACGTCACGCGGACATCGTGGGGCATTGGTACCAACCTGATTTCGCACTGCGACGGCTGCGGCGAGCCGGACTTTGACGGGCTGATCGAATGCCACGAATGCGGCGGTCCTGAGTTCTGCGCGATCTGCTGGCCGCTGCACGAAAAAGAACACGACGAAGGGCGGATTTGATGTTACCGGCTCCTCCGTCCTCGGGCGCAGCCAAGAAGGAGAACGCGTGAGCGAGGGACACCGCATCACCGAGGCCGACGCGCCAGATGGCATCTTGTTCCGCGTATGGGACAAGGAGCGCGGCTGTTGGGCAGGCTCGAAGTATCAGAGTCCGAACACGCGCGATCTCGAAGACTATGCGCTGAACGAGTTCAAGGACGATCATCTCGTCTACTGCGACATGGAAGGGTGGGCGCTAGAGGATGACGGTGGGCTGCTGCTCGTTGACGAGTGCGGCAATTTTGCCTATGCGCCGACCGATCGCTATGAAGTCAGACTCGATACCGATTTCATCGCTAGGTGTGGACACGAAAGCGCGAAGCGTTGGCGTGATCGTGCGCTCGCTGCCGAGAGCGACCCGCTGCAAATTCGTAACATGGGAATCGAATTAGCCCGCGCCGTCATGGACAGCAAGCAGAACGTGGGACGCGAAATGCGGCATCTCGCACAGGTGCTAATCAACGCGGCGAATAAATCTGAGCCGATGGTGCCGTCCTCGGGCGCAGCCAAGAAGGAGACACCGAGATGAGCAAGGGCGTTTGTATTTTCTGTCGCTCGATCGTCGGGCATCGAAAGCGGACGCGCTTGTTGTTGAAGCATGCAATCTGGGTGAGCGGCAACTTCCTCGTGTGTCCGGGCACGGGCTGCTATGCGAAGCCGATTGACGAACAGCCGTCGTCTTCGATCGAGTCGAGTCGCCCCCAGCAGGACGCGAAATGAGCATTGAACGTATCGGACCAGAAGATAGCGACATGCAAACTGAAGCCGCTGCCGAATTGTCGGTCGGGGCGTCAGCCCGCGCGATCGCCCTCGCCCCGCCAGAATAGAAAGAAGACGCTTTGTCGCGCGTGGACAAGGGAACACTATCCGAAGGACTGGATCTACCGCGTCGAAGGATCGGAGATAAGTGAAGCCATACTACCAAGCGGACGGCGTGACGATCTACCACGGCGATGCCCGCGTGGTCGTTCCGCAGTTGACGGACTTCGACAGCATCATCACAGATCCGATCTGGCCGAATAACTCGGTCTCCGAGTTCGCGGGCATCGATGCGTTCAAGCTGCTCGGTGATGTTCTCTATCGTGCTCTTGAAGCCGAGCGCGTGGCGATTCACTTCGGCTGCGATAGCGACCCGCGAATGCTGATGGCGGTCTCGGCGCGTTGGCCGTTCTTTCGCGTGTGCCATCTCGAGATCGCACGGATGGGCTATAAGGGACGGCTACTAATGACCGGCGACACGGCGTATCTGTTCGGCACGCCGCCGCCGAGCGTGAAAGGCGCGCACGTCATTCCCGGCCGCATCATGGACAGCGACGGAGGCGGCAAGCAGGCTGATCATCCGTGCCCGCGCAAGATGTCACACGTCGCGTTCCTCGTGCGCTGGTGGTCATTACCTGGCGGCTGTGTGCTCGACCCGTTCGCCGGAAGCGGCACCACGCTCGTTGCCGCGAAGCAGGCCGGACGACGCGCGATCGGCGTGGAAATAAACGAGCGTTACTGTGAGATTGCTGCGCTTCGATTGTCGCAAGGCGCACTCTCAGCGATGTTCGTAGAACCCGCGTCCGGTGACGCGGTAGATCCAGGCTTAGGAGAAAGCAACCAATGACCACGCGCGCCAAATCGTCGTCGTCTACGGAAAAAGTTGTGGATAGGGAGGCGTCTGTCGCCCCGCCCCCACTGGGTCCAATTGCGCTCAATGCTAAGCAGGAGGATGCCGTGAAGACTTGGGCCGCTGACGATCGGCTCTGGACGACGCAGGACACCGTGGAGTTCAACCTGCGGACGTTCGCGCGACAGGTTCTAGCCTATGGCTTACCGGATTCGCAACAGACTACAGCCTATCGTGAGGCGGTCGCCCCGCCCCCACCCCAAGAAGGAGAATCTGAGATGAACGTCACAGAACCGTCCGTTGTCGTGCTGGCGCGTCGGGATCTGGCGGTGTTCGAGTCGGTGCCGCAGAGACCAACCGTTGAGGCGCGGATTCAGGAACTTAAGTCGATCATTGCCACTCCGAGCCCGATGGTTCCGCCCCCACTCTGGGCCGATGCCGAAAATGCAGCAGCCGAGGCAGGCTTTGGTCACTTCGATGATGACTGCACGCCCGCGAAGGTGATCCGCACGCTGGCAAGCGCGAACAACGAGCACGAAGCGCAGATTATCCAGATCGAACAGGCGCTCGGCGGCTGTCGTCCGCCGTTGGTGGAAGGCTCACGCGTCGGCAACATGCTGGCGTATATCGAGCGGCTACGGGAGGCGGTCGCCCCGCCCCCACAGGAGCACAGCAAGTGAAACGCGATCTGACGAATCCGAGTCGGGAAGGTCGCAGGTTTATGCGCGACGTGCTCTGCGTCTACGTCAAGGACATGATCAACGACAACGATTACGAGCGGCTGGAGCGCGAGTTGCTCGACATCGTGCGCGCTGAACGATCATTGGTGCTGCGCGCTTTAGGGAGAAGCCGTGAGCGATAAACCTACGCGGATTTGGGTTTTGCACATGCCGTTCAAGAAGAACGGGTTTCCTGTCGTCGGCACGTTCGGTGCGACGACCGAAGGCGTCGTGATCATAAAGATCGCGGATTGGACGGCGATGTGCAACGAAGTTGAGGCGCTGAAAACGCGGCAGTTCGACGTAGGTCACTATGTTCCAGACTAATTTCGCGCCCCCACGGGAGCACAAGGAGAGCAAATGAAAGTTACGAGCATCGACAACTGCTACGAAGACGATGGGTTGGTGATGGCGCAGCAGCAGATCGCCATGTTCAATCAGCCGCGCGAGCCGCGCGAAGTGCTCATCGCCATCGTCCCCGAATACCGGGAGGACGGACGGCTCGACCGTCTGAACTTCTGCACGCAGCGGGTGGATGGTGGTCCTCGGCAGAACCCAACCGCGCTCGATCACGATCTGCACCGCGTCTGCGCGGCCATCGTTGCGCAACGACAGGCGGATCACGATGCCGCAGTCAAGGCGCTGGACGACTCACCGATTACGGTGGTGAAACACAATGGCTGATCCCGAGGCGGTCGCCCCGCCCCCACCCCAGCAGTGGATGGTAGTTCGTAAACGCGAGACAGATCCGCCAGAAGTCTGGATCTTCGACCGCTCCGACGAAGCCGCGATGCACTGGGACGCGGTGCAGGCGCAGTGGTCCGATGTCTACTTCTGCCGTGTGGCGTATGGCCCGAACCAACACGGCACCGGCATGATCGGCCAACGACCTGAGGCGGTCGCCCCGCCCCCACAGGAGCACAAACCGTGAGCGAGAAGTCCGACGTGCTGGCGTGGCTGAACGATGAGCAGAAGAAGCCTGAGCGATGGGTACGTCCTGAATCTGGCGTACTGCGCTTCATGCTCACCGGCCCGGAGCTCCAGCGCATGCGTAACGTGCTCACGGCAGTTTCAGATTCGGCGGCTCCCGCCCCGCCCGCGATCCGGGCCTTGATCGAGAAATGGCGAGCGCAATCTGCCGAGTTGAAGGGTGGACAGGCTTTCTACTACACCAAACTTCACGCCGATGAACTCGAACAGGCACTGAAGGTCATCGAATGAAAATGCGTCAGACGATTCACGGCGCGACATTTGAAGCCGATGGGGACGAGTCGTTCGTGCGTCGATCGTGCGCGATGTTTCACCTCGCGGTGGCCGAAGACGCGCTTCGTGCGGTTAACTCCCAGCTTCATAGCCTGCGTCCGTTGCAGCAATCACGCCGCACACTTCGAAAGTTGATTACCGAACTCGAACAAGCGCTGGCGTCCCAAGAGGGCACACCGTGAGCCAAAAACTGTTCGTCGTCGCAGTGAGTCAGAAAGAGGCCGAGATGCTGGCTCCTATGATCGGACATCGCTCGCGCTCGGCGGCAAACGAGCATCTCCGGGAAGTCCAAGCCACGCCGACCGATCCGTTCTACGCCAAGCAATACAAAGTTTTTGAAGTGGCGGCCCACCCCGATCACCAGGAGCCGAGATAACGTGGAAGATCGGATAATTGCTGGATTGCGCGAACTCTATCGCCAGCAGCAATGGCATTTGGATGAGTCCGCACGGATTCAGCGCGTGTTTGATGAAGCGCGCGAGGTGTTAGAAGGCGGTGCCGTTGAGCCCATCGCCGCACCGCGACAGCCTGCGGTACGAACGGCGAAGAAACGACCATCCATCGCCACCCGTCCGGTCGTGGTGCAACCCGATGAATCGAGCACATTGGAATCTGTTGTGAACACCGCGCGTGAACTAGCCCGCGTCAACGGCCATGTCCTCGATGACAGCGATGTCCGGAACGGCGAATGGGTCGCTCAGTGTCGGCATTGCGAGAGCATCGCAATCGTTGAAGTCGTGAATCATCGGGCCGTGTTTTCAGGATCAGCCACGGACAAGAAATGCCGAAAACAATCAGCCTAGCGGCCCGCCCCGATCACCAGGAGCCGAAACGATGACCGTCAAGGAACTGATCCAAGAGGGCACACCGTGAAGCAGATCACATGGGCGATTCGATTGACGCTAGATTCTGGTCGCGCAGTATTCGTGCGGACAGGCGGTGTATTCGGACGCGGCGGCATCAAGACATTCTCCGCGAAAGAACAGGCGGAAGCGGAAGCAGCGCGCATTCGGCAGACGGTGAGTCCGACGCCGGTCGTCACGGTAATTGAGCGATCCCACGGCAGGCTGGCGTCCCACAAGGAGACCCCATAGATGCCGATGGGATTGTTTGTGGCTCTTGTCTACGTGATTGGATTCATCGCTGGCCGTCTATCTGGCCGCCGGGCGGTGTCTACGCCTCACCAGGACCAACCCGAGAAGCTCGTCTAGAGGCTATTAGAGCCATTCTGAGCGATTATCTCGACCTGCCTGCCATCCGGGTATTCCAACTTCGTTGCAAGCGCGTCTAGGGCCGCTGCAATGCGTTCCTCGCCTGCTAGCCGATAGATCCCAAACTCTGCGAGGACGACGCCGATGCAGCGCCGGCGCTCGAGCGCGACGGCTTCGCGGATTTCAATCGGTATTGTCATAATACCTTGTGTATAGTTTTACGACGGTTCTTAATGGACAAATCGTATGGACAAACCCCCCTTAGTAAATACGTAGTATTTACTAGGGTTGTCCATTTGACAGTCTGTCCACATGTCCAGGACAAGTTGTCCATATTAAATCTATACACTATTTTAGCCTGAATCTGAGGATGTTATCGGCACCCTCGAACTTGCCAAATAGCCCATCCATTCGGTCGAGCGTTTTGTAAACTGTGTCGGTTTTAGCTTCGAGCTCCTCGGCAATGGCGGCAGCGGTCATCGGGCCGTGCTGGAGACAGCCTTTGATCTTCTGCCAGAGTTTGAGTTTGTCCGACAGTTCAGCCGCTTCGGTGATTTCTGTCGGGGCGATCCGTGTTTCGTGTTGGAGGAACTCGACTTTGCGGGCGAACGGTGGATTGAGCTTACCAATGTTGGACTTACGGTGATAAAAGCCGACCGTCATGTCGTCGGCTTGGTCCGCTTCTGTGCGTTTGAGATACCACGTCGCTCGAGCGCCAGCGTGCCAGAAAACCGACCCAAATGGCTTTTGGTCGCCCTGCTCTGAGCGGTTCATATGGGCCAAGTGAAGCGATCCTAGGGGTCCGCACTCACGGAGCGCGCGAAAGTAGCCTGTAGCGGCTTCAGCACTCTCTGGAGCCCCTTCTGCGGCGAAGCCGATCGAGTCGCAGATCATGTAGGTGATCTTGCGTTTGGCGATGATGTCCCGGATCTGGATCGCCTCGCGCACAAACGACTTATCACAGCGCCGGTAGAGCAATTCGTCTTTCAGCCCTGGTGATTGGCCGGCGAAGCGCCGCAACCGAGCGGAATGTTCTTCGCCGGAGAACTCCCAATCGCAGTAGAGCACGCGATGTCCAGACTGCGCGAGGTCGATCGCTACGTAGAGCGCCAGCAAGCTCTTGCCGGCCGCGCCGTCTCCGAACCAAATAACCGGATGCCGGCGCAAGAGCGGTAATCCGCCCGCGATAATTTCCGCCCCATGTTCAAAATCAGGGACGGGAATATCAGACAGCGCCTGTTCAGGGTTGCCGCGGTCCTCTTGCTCGAGAATCCGCAAGCACAGCTCCTCGAGGAGTCCGAGCCAGTCGATTTCGTCGGCGTGTGCGCGTTCGTGGAGGTGCTTGGCGCGTTCTTGTCGCGCTCGAAGGCTGGAGAGGTTGAAATCCGCGCTTGACAGGATGCCGTCGCCTATGGTTCGTGCGCCTTTGAACTCAGCGCGGACGGTGAGGAGCCCGAACACTTCGTCGTAGCGATTTCTGACCCGCGTAACGGTGAATTTCACGCCGAGGTCACTGACCGCGAGTTCGTAACCGACGCCGGGCACGATTTGCCAGTGCCGAACGATACCTTTCACGCTATCGCCTTTGCGCGGCTTGCTGCGAAGGAAGTCGGTGGGTTTGATCCACGGGGCTGGACCTGGCGGCAGCTCGCTATCGAGCGGGTTCATGCGTTCGATCGCTGCATATACAACTCACGAAGCAAGGCGTGACTGTAGCCGAGTGATTGGCTCAGCATGTCGCGCAGAATATCGCGCTCGCGCGTGATTTCGTCCAGCTGGCGCTCGAGCGATAACACGTCAGCGGCCAGCAAGGAGGCGGCATCGCGTGGCGGGTGTTCATAATTTGGCATGATGACGAGAACGCGGCACGGTAGCACACTTCGTCACTACTTGACAACCTTTGAGTCTACCTATAGGATGTTTCACGCTATGAAAGTGAAGGTGTCCCCGAAGTTAAAGTGTCTGCGCTGCGGCCATCAGTGGTTGCCGCGGCAGGATGATGTCGTGATTTGTCCGAAATGCAAGCGCGCACGGTGGAACGAGCCGGCGAAAAATAGCGCGTAGGCTATCGAGGGCGCGTGAGCCCGACATAATGGAAAAATATCCGACGCATCAACTCACCGTGCCAGTGGAATTCGGCCGCAAAGATGGCGGTAAGCCGAAGTATCCGCGCAAGTCGCGCTTCTGGCCGAAAGCTGTGAACGCGATAGTTCGTGAAGCTCGCAAGCGCCGCGCGACTGGATTCGTGACGTTGCCGATTCCACCGCAAGGTATAGAAGACGGCTGGTATCTGCGCCGAGGTTCCATGACGGTTCGATGTCTCATCGCGTTTCTGGCGTTCCCGCAAGACGGGATGCCGCGCTTTGTTGGTCGGTGCGATCTCGCGTGGATTGATAAAACGAGACGAGTCAAAATCTGACCGGGCGCGTGAGCCCCCACTTATGACCCAAAAATCAGAGCACGTAAAATTCGGTGAGGTCGCGGAGGATTATCCGGGGCAACGCGAGTATTTCAAGAACGGCAAGCGCCGTAAGCAGCCGCTTTACGTCGTGCGATGTGTGACGTGTGAGCGGGAAATACTCGACGGGTCAATGCAGTGTTGGCGCACGATGGGTCGGACGTATTGTCCTCAGTGCGTGCGAAAAATTTAGCTAGTTGCGGACTAGATCGGACCCCCATGACCCAACACCATGAAATCTAAATTAGAACGATGCACCGGATCAGGGATTATAGTTTCAACATTACACCCCCGTGTGATATGTCCAGTGTGTAAACGCATTACTGCTGTTAGCATCGAGGGTCGTGTGTGGTCACACGGAAATAAACTGACGCCGCGCAAAGCATGAAGCCCTACTACGAGCACGCCGGGATCACGATCTACCACGGCGACTGCCGAGAGGTGATTGAACAGTGGGAAGGGTTGCGTGTTCAAAGTTTCGATCTGCTGCTGACAGACCCGCCGTATGGCATTGGCGCTTCTGCACCAAAGCGCGGAGGGCGGCAAGATGGGGCTTCGCTGGCCGCGAGCCGAGATTATGGGACGCTGACATGGGACGATCAACCCGCTGATGCTGAGACGATTGCGAGGGTGCGCGCGATTGCAAAACATCAAATTATCTTCGGCGGAAATTACTTCGCTTTGCCTCCGTCGCGCTGTTGGCTAGTGTGGGATAAACAGAATGGCGATAACTGTTACGCTGATTGCGAGTTAGCGTGGACGAATTTCGACAAGGCCGTTCGGAGGTTATCGTTTCAGTGGATGGGCATGTTCACGGAGCCAGGATGTCCCAAGGAATACCGAGAGCATCCGACGCAGAAGCCGGAGCCGGTGATGCGATGGGCCATGCTGCAAGCTCCAGAGGACTGCAAGACGCTAGTTGATCCGTTTATGGGGAGCGGGACCACGCTTGTAGCCGCGAAGCGTCTCGGTCGTCAGTGCGTCGGTATCGAGCGCGAGGAAAAGTACTGCGAGGTCGCGGCGAACCGATTGGCTCAAGAAGTCCTACCACTCGAAATGGCGTAGCACAGCTAGCAGACCTACAGCAAGTAATACCGCACACCAAAATAAAATTGACATTCTAAAAAAGAGGAATCTCCGTGTTCAATTATGATAATGAGATCGATTCTCTATTTTGAACAGTC